TTCGTTCAGCTTCAAGCGTTCTACTTCTTCCGCAATCTGCTTCTTCGTCCAGTCAGGATGCAGCATTTGTACTGCAACCTCTGTAGACGCAGCATTAGCAGAACGCAGCATTTGAACCGCGCTACTCATGGTGCTGATGTCATTAGCCATACTGTCGGCAAAGCGCACCTTTACTTGGTCATCTGCATCGCTGCCCTTTTCAGGCCACAACGCATTATCCAGATGCACCATAGCCGTCATTATGCTTTCAAGCGGTGACTTCCAATATGTTTCCTTTTTGCCGCGCGTATTAAACGACTTCTTTTCCCTGATATGCAAGGCCGTGCCAGACTGCGCCATTCCATCAATATCAAGGCCGAAACTCTGCGGAGAATAACCAGCTATTGCGTAGATATTGCGCAAGATGTCAGTACATGTAGCAGCGTGTTCAGCACTGCGAATAGCAAACTGCTGCATCGTGATACCGGGCACTGTGCCGTCAGGATTGCGAATATCCATAGCCACATACGATTCAACGTCTGTGTCAAATTCCCACGATGCGCTCTGTGCCAGACCGTCAAGCATTTCCTGTGGCTTGCGCTTCAAGTATTCAGCGGGAACAATAGTTCTGGCCTTTGCAAGGCGAATATCGCGCATCCAGCTTGAATAGGTTTCATCCAGCGAATCCATAAGGTTGCGCAGTTCGTCAAAATCGCTGCGGCCCAGATTGCCGTCACGGTAACGCCTGTTCGGCTTGATGTTCGGTATATGAACAGCCAGCATATCATTAACAGGCGGGATTATCTCACGCGCAAAACCATATTCAGCAAGCGCAGCATCGCCCATATCAGTGCCGAGCCTATTTTCATCGCCCTGATACATCGCCATGGTGATTTTGCCCGGTTCATATCGCTCATAGACACGATAGACCTTATTCTTCTTCGTGTCACGCTTCACAATCGAGAAAAAGTGTATGCACTTTAGAACACCGAGCACGAACTCTGCCCATGCACTATCGCCTTGTGCAACCGTGATAACAGGGTATTCAATTTCATCTTTCCACCAGTTCAGCTTCAAGAAAATATCGCCCAGCACGGCGCAGGATTCAGCAGCTTCATTTAGCTTGCCATGAAGGTTGTTATTATCAACCAGTTCATCCAAACGCTTTTGCTGTTTGCTCTCGTTATCCTCTGTTTCTTCGTCATAGCATACGAAACTCGGCTCTTCCGAAAACAGTAAATCCGCACTTGTAGCAGCTATGTCCGCAGCAACAGGCACATGGACTTTGCATTTGCCTTGCCGCTGCCAGAACATACCACGGTCTGATGTAGCGTTCAGTTCGCGCCTATCACCGCTGTAAGCAGCTATATACTTGCGGTAGTATTTCTGCTTGTATTCTATCAGCGCATCCCACGCATCTTCTGGCGTGAGAAATTCAAAATCTGCCATTTGTCACCTCGTTAGATTTTGCCTTGTTTGTTGTAGAAAGGCGGGGTTTTTACGCCCCGCCGTTATTGATTTATTGCGTCCTTTAAGTTAGTTTGGTTTCACAGCAATCGCCCAATAATTAGTCCCGTTATTCTGTGTCGGAATCAAAAATTCACCTAAATCATCAACTCCTACTGTTGCCTTAAAACCGCCTGCGGAACCCTGTACTTGATATTCTAAAATTCTTTCCCATGTCTTGCCACAGTTACGGCTACAATAGACAGATGCGTTATTATCTGCAAAATCACTCGACTCCGTGTCAGTGAGTGCGAGAATGTCAGAACCATTTACGCAAATTCCAAAAATGGTTTTCGCTGTGTTAAAAATAACCTCTGTTGATCCGACAATATCGTTAAGGTCTGCGGTGCAAATCTCACAAATTCGTGACACGGCATCGCTTCCCCACATGATGCGATCGTAGGCGATCTCCTGAATCCTGCATGTTCTGTATCTTTGAGAATAAATTTGATTATTCACCCCATCGACCTCAACCCATGTCACGCCACCGTCCGATGAAATAAACCATCTAACTTGTTCATTCTGATCTCCGCTTGTAAGGATGATTTTTTGGCTGTATCGCATGTAGTCGATGTGATGCCAGTGCCGAATATCGGATGGATTTCCCTTGCTAAGAACAACAGACCATGTTGCTCCGTTATCTCCTGACCTAAAGACTCGGTATGGTCGGTTTGCAGTAGTTCCATACTCGGCAAAAAGAATATAGTTTCCGATCCAAATACAACCATTGTAAAAAGGTGGTAAAACCGCAGTTTCTCCCTTTGCCGTTTCTAAGTCTGCCGTTGTCCATGTCTCGCCACCATCTATGCTATAAAGCACATCACCTTTATTTGAGAATACAACCATTTTGTTTGCATTTGTGTCGCTGATTTTCCCAAAACTAATATATTTGGTTGTGGCATCAAGTCCAGTGTTGAAGGTTTTTGCGATGGTTCTGCCGTTGTCATCGCTGATATAAATGGTTGTGCCTTTTGCCATTAAAACAATGTTTTTTCTGCATGACAAAAGTAAATATTGTGAAAATGGTAGCGTAAAAACAGAACACGGTTTTTCTCTTGTGTATTCCGATTTGACAACTCCAGTAGAGACTGTCACTTCTGCATTTGCAAAGGCAACAGTCAAACTAAATCCCAATGTTTGCTTTACGAAAATCGTTGAAAGAGGATTAACTTCGATTCCGTCAACAAATACGGGAATATATCTATTTTCATTCGTAACAAACACATCTGTCTTTTCATTAAAACTCACTTGCGTTGTGTTTCCATAGGTTACGGTGTATCGGGCGTATGAAATATCTTCAACACCTAAATTCTCAATGGTGTTAGATAAATTCTCAATAGCGTTCGCAACAATTACATCTGCCATTTATATTACCTCCACTTTCCCATCTGCGTAATACTTATAGACAAGGGTTTGCGCTGTTTTCATGAGGGTTCTTGTTTCTGTCGTAAGAGTTACTATGCCGGACTCAAATGTATATGCAAAATAATCTTCTCTTACCATTACGTTGTCCAAAGTTCTGTAATGGCGCAAATAAGACACACGCTCAACTCCATCCGGGTAGGAAGACGATTTGGTAGTGATTTGATACGTCCCACGGATATCTCGGAATAAATCAATTTCTGGGTTGGGGTACCGTAAATCTTTATAAAAGGCACATTCAAGGGGGGCCGAGCTTTTCCGAATAGTAACCTTAAACGTCCCACTACTAACATATTCAGCTTTTATAGTACAGCGTACAAATGCAGTATTCGCAGGAGTTGTAAAACTTTCTCCAGAAGCACCGCCTAACCATTGTTTTTCATTATCGTAAAACGCAACTGTACTTGAGAATGACTTAAGATATTCAGTGCTCGGCTCAACCTTGATATATGGAGTAACCATATACTCATCTGACGGAACAATTGCGTCAGAATACTGTGACAAAATACCATAATCTTCAATATCTTTATAATTTAGAAGATTTGTAGAATACACAAACTGGCTCTTTAACTCACTGACTTCATCCACGGTATCCTTCAAATCGTTGTCCAGCTTCGCCTTGGTGATGCTGCCGTCCTCCACAGTAGTGGTGGCTTCCGGGTGTTCATCAAGCCAATCGTAAACCGCATCGGCTATAGCCTCCGGGTCTACATTATCTATTTTGCCAAGCACTTCTTGCAGCAGCACTTCGATGCGGCTACGGGGCGGCGGCAGTTCACCCACCGCTTCATTGTTCAGCTTATTGATTATCTCGTGCAAAATCGCTTCGTTCCGGGAGCCTTGTGTAAACATGGTATCATTTGCCATGTGGATAACCTCCGTTCCAACACCAGCCCCACCACCGGTGTTTAAATAATTTGTCCCCGATTGCTCATAGGCAACCGTCTACACTTTTTAAGACCGTCACGGCCTTGGCATTCGCGGTTGGAATCGAACCAACATAAACAGGGTCAAAGCCTGTTGCCCTAACCATTGAGCGACGCGAATTTAAGAGCCGCCAGTGAGAATCGAACTCACAACCAACGCATTACAAGTGCGTTGCACTGCCTTTGTGCTACAGCGGCATGAAATAGCCCGCCTTAAATCCAACACGCGCCGTGAAGAAAACACGCTTGGACAGGCGGGCACGCTGTGAGGAGAAACACCACGCCGAACCTTATAGGTTCTTATCGATTGTGCGCCCATTGGTCTGGAGAGGAGGTGCGAGAAAGAGGGAGGATGCAGACCGGGCGCGCTATTTCATCAGCAGAGATTTGAACGGATAAAGCGAATACTCCGAACTATCGAGGCAGTCAACCGGGTAGCTGCCATCATCAACTCGCACCCATTCGCCCCGTTCATACTCTTTATCGCTCCAAACCGCCATTTGATACGCTTCATGCCATTTTGTCATGCGGTTGCATATCTTATAACGACCCTGATTGAACAGCATTTCAGACAGTTCTATGCGCTCTAAGATGCCATCGCTTTTATCGAACGCAATAACAGTAAAGCGTGACAATCCACGCTTTATCAGTTCACTTTGCAGCGCAGCACGAAACAGCTTGTTCGCACTGTCTGCGTAAATCGTGCCCATCCTTGGATAGACCTTTGTCCACGGTATCAGCCAATCGACTATCATGCGCGCGTACACAGCATCGGTCATCTTGTTATCAATGCCTTGCTTATGGTAAAGACCGTCAATGTGTACAGCCTTATCGTAGCCACGTGTAATACCTGTCAGCGTCGCCACAGTCGCGTCAGTGCCGCCAACGTCAACACCTACAGACAGTTCGACAAAATCCATCTTAGCAGCTTCTTCGGCTGTTATCTTGACTTCATCGTAATTATATGCTGTGTAGATTCTTCCGCTGGCACTGGTACGCTTGCCAAGAATGTCTCGCTGATACCAGATACTTGTAGGGTCATACTTCGCAAGTTCGCTTTGCAGCTTGTCGCGCGGTATGCTCCTGTTGTCTGCGATGGTGAAGTGTTCGAAGTTATAGCCTTCATTCTTGCCTTGTTCTTTCAACAAATCCTGATAGTCAAGAATTCTGTCATAGAACCAATGTGCTGGCGGCTTCGGGTTCAGGTCAAAGAAGATTTGCCGCTTGCTGCTTGCCAGCGTTCTGTCCATGACTTCTTCAACAAAGGATTCGTGGCACTCGTTCGCCTCTGTGATGTACGCCGTACCAAGCGACATACCCTTTATCAGGCTTGCGCTTCGGCTGTCACCGCCGCCAGCTATAACAATGGCTTTCTCCCCTGTCTTTGTCTGTATCAGCAGCGCGTCACGCCCATTGAATTTGCCCAGTTTGCAGCGGCCTTCGAAGATGTATTGCAGCCCATAGCCGTCACTGTCGATAATGTTCATCAGCGCAGCACTTTGGCTAACACCAGCGGCAAGGTGTATCTTGTCCGGGTGGTCATCCAGAACAGCAGCCCACGCAATCAGGTTCGTTATGTTCTTTCCTGCGCGCTTTCCACCTTCTGCAACATTCAGCCAGCTATTTTGTGCACGCTTGATATATTGTACTTGCTTATTGCACAACGGCGCGTATTCATTCATCAGCGTCACCGTCTTGCGTTATATCTTCGATGTCTATATCTGGTTGCGGGTCATTGATGAGGTCGGCAATCGACTTCATGTTCTTTAGCGCACCGCTGTTCACATCAGCTTTCACTTCGCGCTTATCTCGCCATTGTTCAGGTCGGCGATTCTTCAGCCAGAATATCTGTGCTGTGCTGTTGGGTGGAATGTAGACTTCTTCTTCGGCATATTCAATCGTTTCAGTTTCTATCCTGCCCTCGCCAACTTTCATCTGCACTTTCTTGACCTTAATGGGCTTTTTCACTTTTACGATATGACCAAGCGCAGATTTAAGCAGTGCATTTTCAACTTCAAAGTCTACCGGGGCTTTGCCTTTTTTTAATGCTGCTGCAATCGCTGGAAACTTATCTTTCCACTCTCTCAATGTGCAATAAGCGATTCCCATGTTGTGGCTTATCTGTTCATCCGACAGCCCATCTCTCGCCCAGCCTTCAATCTGCAACAGGCTATCAGGTTCTAACCACTCTGTGTATTTTCCGGGCCTTGCAATCGTGAATCACTCCTTTATCAATCTGTGTGTTTTCTGTATTTCTCATTGATGATTTTAGGCACTGCATTTCTCCAAAGAATCTTATGGTGAATCCTTTTGTGACCACTGCTCATCATTGAAATTTTTGCACAGGACGGATTAAGCATTACAGTTGGGAAAGACTTCACATATGTTCCGTTGTCGATATATGTTTCGCTCATTCCTCAGCTGTTTTTCTGCGTCGTTGTTTGCACAAGGTCTATCTTACCTATGGTAAAGAACAGCTCGCCCCTGTTCCCTTTTGTAACGTATGTGTTCACATCCTCATTGATGCTCCCAATAAAATCAATAGGATTATCTGTGACACAAAAGAAGCTGTTCATTGCTTTCCTTTTCATGTTGATTGCATGATACGTAGCTGCGCCACCAATGAAATCTCCACCTTGAGCAAACGCGCACGTTTTTATCCCTGTATTGTCAATGAAATCAAAGAACACATCAAGCACTTTGTCCATGCTGCGGACCTTCGTAGTAAGCAGCCGCCCATCAACCGGGGTTCTATATTCAAAGTGTTTATAGTCATCATCCATTTCAACGAAATGAGTGATACCAAGATTCTTTGCAATATCAAAGCAAGCATTTCTTGCGTACAATATCACTTTTCTCGGTTTGTCAGGATTGATACACATACTTTTCTGCAAGTATTCATCCTTGCAGAATTTCACTACTTGCTTTCCATAGTTTTCAATGTAACGCTGCTCTTGCTCATCCTCATC